CTTCGCGGGTTTCAAGTTCACGGCTCAAACGATCAGACTTATCCATTTTCATCTCCTCATTTCTTCAGCAACCGCACGGGCATACTGCTCATTCGTCCGCCTTAACAGCTTGGCGAGATTCACCTGTGACTGCGTAAGCACGATCTTTTTAGGCGCTGTGCTACGGGTTGCAGGTGCAACAACGTTGGATTTAGTCCGTTGAGGTTTCGCATCAACTGACTCATCGGCTCCAATCTGGTCCGAAAATCTTTCCCGAATATCCGAGTCAATACGTCTATAGTATTCAACACTTCCTGCCGGGACCCCTTCATCTTGCAACTCATCATGCAGTGCAAGTGCATAAGCTGTCATTCGCTTGTCGGTGCCAAACCACTGGTTTTTGTCTTGCCAAGCAAGCAGTTTGTCATCAACTGGCGCAGCTTTTTGGGGCTGTGGTGTAGTTTGTACTGTATTTTCTTCTTCCTGTAAAGGGGTTGGCCGGAAATTATTTACCCGGTCAGCTCTAATCTTTACATTCGTCAGTTCTTCTTGGGCATTAACTAAGGCATCTGAATCTCCTGCCTCGTATGCTTCTTTGTATTTACGCTTGGCATCAACCATTTCATTGGCAACAACTTTTTTAGCTTGTTCCAATAATGCGTTCTGGCCTTGGTACAAAGAACCTTTGAGTTTTTTGTTCTCTTCAGCCATAGACTGTGCAAATCGCAACGCTTCTACTCGTTCACGTTCCGCGGATTCTTTGGCGCGGCGTTCCTCGTGGTAACCCTTGGAAAAATGCTTAATCCGTTTTTGAACGCCCTCGTCGTATTTTGACAACTCGTCGTCAGTAATTTCTTTTGGTGGTTCCACCATTGGTTTACGGTTACGGTCTTCTTCAGGGGTGTCGTCAACAACCTCAATTTCCGGCGGTTCAGGTTCTACAACCCTACCACCTTTGCGAGAATTTTCTTCTTTCTCGTCTGGAAATTCAAATTCTGTTTTTTCAATTTCAGCCATGCTTACTCCTTATGGACGTTGAATGCCACGGGGGTCTTGGATAACCGCCTGCACCGAGTCGTCGTTAATAAGCCGCCACTCAGTACCGTGGATTTTCATTCGGGTACCGGTATTTGGCCGGACCAAAATAAAATCCCCAACCGCGCAAGACGCGCCTGATGGAAACCGTGCAGGATCTTTAAAGGCATCAGGGCCAATCTTTGCTACAAACAACACGGGAGACAGCAGCTCTTCGTATTGCATAGCTTGGTTTGACTTGAGGATACCGCCTTCGTATTCCTCTTTGGCTTCTGGGAGCATGCACAGAAGGTGGTAAGTAACGGGATCTGGAATTTGTTTAGCCTTGTCCTCAACAGGTTTATTAAGAAGGCCAGACAAATCGACAGCTTGCACGTCGAATTTATTCATCGTCATTATCTTTCAGTTTACGCACGAGGTCTCCAAGTTCTAACTGAGCGAGTTGGAGACCCCGGATGGTCCCACTCAGTTCTTTGTAGTGGTCAAAGGATTTCGCACCTCCACCACACAAAACCTGTCTGAACCCATCAATCTGGTCTTCAAACTTTCTATTCAATATTTCAAAAATTTTGGTTTCCATCATTTATCCTTTGAAGTTTTGCGAGCTTGCTGTGCGGCCAGCTCGGCTTGCATCTCGGCGTGAGTCATCTTCTGGTGGTGCGCCATATCTATCTGCCGTAGCTTCTGGCCATGCACCTGTCCGCCATGCGCCAACTTCTGCTGGTGAACCTGCTGCTGCATTGCCATGTTTTGCTGGCCCTGCTGCTGTGCCATCTGCTGTTGTTGTTGCGCAGCCGCCATTTCTTGCGCGTGGCGTTGGGCTTGCTGCTCCATCTCTTGGCGGTGTTGCTCCGCCAACATCACAGGGTCAGGATTCTGGCTACCTTGCGCTTGCGCTTTGAGCTCAATCTCAGCTTGCTTCAAAAGCAAATCGCCATCAACTTTCTTGGCCTTGATGTCAGCTTCTTGCTTCTTGATCTGCAACTCTTGCATCTGCATCTGAATGATTGGGTCTTGCTGTTGTTGTGCAGCTTGAGCTTGAGCGGCCTTGGCTTTGTCCATCTGAAGCAGTTGAGTCGCGGCCTGGGCCACCAACTTGGAAATCTGAACTTCCATATCCTTGGGGATTTCTGCATCAGGTTCTGGCAACGTAGCGCCCAGTTGTTCCTGCAGTTTGGTTCGGTACTGAAACGCAACGTGCTCTGCAACGTGCGCCATGATGGCCGCCTGCATCTGCTGCGCCATCGGGTTTTGGCCAAGCTGCCCCATCACCACGGGGTCCTGCATCATGCTTGTATGTACAGCAATGTGCGCATCGTGGTCTTGGTAAATAAACGCCTTGGTGGGCTTGCCCGTCAAGAAGCTCATGTTCTCCGACACGGGGTCGCGTGGCTTCTGGTCTTCCGGCAACGGCACCAGTTTGTCCGCGTTCTTGATACCCAGCACCTCAATCATCTGGCGGTGCAACTGTGGCAAGTCATAAATCTGCGGCGCGCCTTGGGCCAACTGAATAACAGCGTGGTACTGCATAATCCGCTGGGCCATAGTCGCGCTGTTGGGGTCGCTGACTGGAATGACCGACACCATGTCGTAGTCAGCCCTCTTTGCTTTGCGATCGCCGCTAACTGGCTCAAAGCTATAAGTCTCTGGCGTGTTGTCGCGGATGATGTCGCGCAGCAATTGGAACTCTTGCTTCATGCTGGCATGCACCCGGGCCTGCACCGCGCTCATAGTTTTAAGCTGGCGCTCAAGCAAAGCAAGCGTCGTGCCCACGGGCGAGTTTGCGCTCATGTCGCTGATGTTCATGTCTGCGATCGAACCCAAACGCCGCGCTTCATCCGTAATCTGGTTGAGCAGCGACAGCAGGACTTGTGACGGCTCCTTGTATGGCAAGGGCATGATGTTGTCGCGGATCGAGCCACTTGGCACGTCTACATCGCGGAACTCACCCGGAGCGATCGGGGTGTCATCTCCCTTGGTACGCAGGCCCCGAGACTTCAAACCACCGGGCAAATTGGACAGCGTACCCGCGTCGACCAACTGACGAATGATGCTCGTGCCTGCGCGGGCGTAGCCGCCGATCAAGTTAATTAAACCGATGCCGTACGGCCCAAACCCGGGTATATACGTGTACTGTACGAAGTGTTGACGTTTTGCGTGTTGGGGGTCGCTTTCTTCCCAGTTGCGGTACACGGCCAGCACTTTGGTCGTAGCGCGGTCAATTGACACCACATACGGCAGCGCAATCTCATCCTCATCTTCATAGCCGGGCATGTCGTAGTCAATATGCACTTCAACAATCTGATACCGATCGTCATCAGTAAGGGCATACCCTTGGTCTTCGGCTTTCTTTTTCTCAATATCCGTGTGGACTTGTGTGGGTTCGCCAAGGTCAATATCTCGGTAGAAACCCGAAACCTGCAGCTTTCTGATCTCGTTCTTGGTCTTGCGCATGACGTGCGCAACCCGTTCTGCAGTATTGGAATCCGACGAACCGTAGGGAATGATGATGTCTTCTGACGGGATAAAACTTGATGTCTGCCGACCTAAAGCTGGGTCAAAATACACCTTCTTGAACGCACTGCCAGCCAAGCCCAAGCTGTACAGCATCTTCTCGTGCTCGGGGCGATACTCAGTCATCACTTCCGTGAGCTGGTAATTCATGTCATCCCGGACGCGCTCTGCAGCCTCTTCCTTGAGCTTATCAATTGCCCCAACAATTTCAGTTTTGACGGGGCCTGCAGCCGGGAAAGTTTCAATGATACTCTCGCTCTGGAAGCGAATGGCAGCCTCGGTAAGTACAGTGCTGAATACTCCACATGCACCATTCCACGGTTCGGTACGTTCCTCATACTTCATCCCCAAAACATCTAGACCCTTGACGTAGGACTCCACCCAGTCTTTGCGGCTGTTGATATCGGCGTCAACCAACTCAAGAATCTCGCTACCCAGTTTCTGCAGCTCATCGTCATCCATGACTTCTGCAAGGTTGGCATCAAAATCTTCAGCCGTACCTTCTTCGGGCTCCATGCTATCTTCAGCGGCAAACAAAATCTCAATGCCGGGCCCATCTTCAAGGTCTTGAGGTTCTGGGGTAAGAGCGCCCAAACCCATTGGGGCTTGGGACAGGGAAGGGAACATATTTGTAGCCATACCAATCCTTAGTAAAACGCAGCTTTCTTGCTGCGAAAATATTTGATCTCTTCTGGCTCATCCGACGGCAGTCGGAGAAACCCGCCTTGCCTAAACCGCATCAACGCAAGTGTCATCGAGTCAACCAAGTCATC